CTACTGCAATTTTTGCATCTACAACTCTTTCAACAAGAGTATTGTGTAGAGCTTTTTTCAACTTTGTGTTTTCCTCTTCAAGGGCCTTTACTTTTGCAAGCATTTCCGAGTCTTCGGACTCAGTGGTTACTTCTTTTTCACCATTGAGTGAATTCTCTTCTTCGGCTTTCTCTTGAGGTTCGGCCTGAACGTCCTCAGGCGTCTCTTCCGATTTTTCAGCCTCTTCAGAATCAACTGCTTTTTCTTGCTGTTCATCTGCTTTTTCTGAATTGTCTTTTGAGATCTCTTGTGTTGAAACCAGTTGCTCTTCAACGGCGGCTTCAACTACTTCTTGTTTTGGTTCTTCTTCGGTCGGTTTTGTAATTTCTTCTGATGATGCCGAAGCGATTGACGACAACGAATTACTAAGTTCTTCTGCAACAGCAAGAATATCTTCCTGTTTTTCTACATTGTCCATTGTTTGATTCTCCTGAGATTCAGCGCTATCTTTCATATCTTGGATAGATAGTAATGGGGGGTTATTGTATTTGTAATTTTCACTTTCTTGGACTGCCATTGCTGTCAAAAACGAGCCTTTTAACTGCAAATATAAAGGTTTGGATTCTTTGGTTTTTAAACCGTTTAAAATCGATTTATGTTCTTGTACCGAATAAATATCCTCTTCATCCATACTTAAAATAAAAGCCGAACTTTTTGCTATCCAATCATTGTTCGAATCTTCTACCTTAATCTCGCCATCAACTGCTTTTTTGGCCCTAATTCCAGATTTTGAATCTGCTGGTTGATTAACGAAAGAATATTCTTTAAATGATATGTCCTGCATGTCCACATAGGCTAGTTTTCCTTTGTAAACTTGACCCCTTCTATACTTGGGAATTATAGGCCTTCCGCCTTCTCCCTCAGCTGCCAAATCTTGGCCAGAAATAGAACATATCGCCTTGTTTGCCCTTCCTCCAACTGAGCCAGTAAGATACCTTCTGTCCATTACTTTTTCAATCGCAACGGGATCTGTAATTGCTATTTGAAGACGCACGAAAGAAGAACCATCTGTTTCCTTGTCCATTCTTGCGGCCATCACTCTGCCAATTGGCTCAGAGTTTAAATCATGATTTAAAATAATAGGTTTTGGATATGGTTCAACCCATGACTGAAGCGCTTCTTCCAAGGCTCTGGGTGAATAGTTATTATAGTTGGCGGTTAATCCGCTCATGAATTGCAGCAACTTCGATAATAATTCCTTTTGATATTTTCGTCGATTCGGCAAAAGAAAAGTTCATTTCTTTAAAATCCGGCATTTCGACGGTGAAAGTTTCTACAAAGTTAAAACCCATTTATATCTCCATTTTTAGAAGCTTGTAAATATAGTAAATTTGTTTTTATAACATTAAACAATTTTATACAAAAATATCATATTTTTATCGACTTTTCTAGCAGGTCAAAATATCTTTGATCGCCATTTTGAAAATAACTATCTATCATTTGCGGATGCATGATATGGGGGGCGTAAATATAAGATGCGCTATACAGATTATGAAACCCCTTTTTATGAGCGTCAGCACACCATCCCAAATCTTCACCCTGTGAATGGAAAATATAATCCACATTATTATAAGTGTCTTTTGACATCATTTTTGCAGCCATAATAATATCTGATCGAAAGTAATTTCCCAAAGGATAGTTGGAAACTCTTTTTGCTTTTTTGCCGGGCTCATCAACCCATGTCATAACGCTCGGAAAATCTATTCCGAATGGAGTCATAAACATAAGCGGATTGACTGCATCGGCCCCATCCTGAATGTGACTAACCAGAAGCTCTATTGTCATTGGATTTTGAAGAATAACATCCGAATCAAGACTGAAGAAATAATTTGGTTGAATTTTTCTCACCTCGCTCAACAACGTGTTTCTGAGCGCGACCATATTATGATATTTAGACATTGTCCATTGTCTAGAGTTTTCGGCATGTTCGTGATGGGTCACGTCGTCTTTGGGAATTAATTCAAAATAAGGAATTTCTGGATGCAAATTTTTCCAAAGATTTATGTAATGGATTGTTTTTTCGTCGTTTGACGAAGTAATAAAAACAAAACCAATTTTTGACAAATCAACCGTTTGCTTTTCGATTGCAGCCGCCCAATAGGCGAATATCCAATCTCTTTTATATATAGGACAACCAATTATTAAGTTCATTTTTCTACGGTTGTTTTTTCTGCCTTCTTGGTTGTTGTCTTTGGCTCTGATTCTTTTCTTGCGGTTTTTGTTGGAATTTGATCTTCTTTTTCATTTTTTGATTCAACCGCATCAACTTCTTCTGTTTCTTCGTCTGACAAAATTTCAGTAAAAATTTCATTGAAAGCTTGAACGATATCTACAAGAATAGACATACCTAATCTTGTTTGACCATTTTGAACAGCCATCGCAAAACCCTTGACCGCATCTTCTTCCAAAAAATATTGCTTAGAAGTATCTGAAACAATTTTAAACGTCATTAATTTCCTCGTTTTGACTCGTATTTATAGACGGCTCTAGTTTAACATTATATTGTTCTTCTAGCAAATTTTCGACTGTTGAAATCCAAGAATGGTCTGATCGTTTGATGTCCGGAGAGTTTCTTCTACCATTTTGGTTTTGGGGTCTTGTTGCATTACCTGAGCCTTTTCTTTTGGAAACGGAGTTTCTCTGCCCCTTTTTGGCCGGAGTTTGCTTGTCGCTTGTTGCGTCTTGAGCGCTTTGTTGTGTATCAATAAGGTCTTTTTGCATTGCGTTTTGTATTCCGCTAAACAGGTCCTCTTGATCTACCTCTGGGTCAATACCTAATTCTATTCTTGCCTCGGTAAGGGTAATGACAGAATTAACATATTTTTGTATCACATGCGTTTCTTTTTTAACCTGTGTGTCAACATCAATCTCATTAAACTTGAAATAACAACGATCAGAAATATCCGTTTCAAATGGATTTTTTATCGGATCAAATCCACCCTCAAAAAGAAGCTCGTTAAATATGTGGAGTCTGATCATCTCCGCAAATTGTTTTTGAAACTGCTTTATTCTATCGTACAATGAAGTGTCTAATCTTTCGGACATTGACCTATTCCCACCATTCATCGTCATACCCAAATGATGCGGTGCAACACCCAAACCTATTGCAACTCTTTCCTTGAAATGCTCTAGATAGTTGTTTGCATCTAACGCTTCTTGGCCAGAGCCAATTACCTCTACATCATGTCTGTAGGGCAATATCAATCCGCCTTCAGTTCTGAGATTTTCTATCTCAGTTGCGGCCTTGTCTATTTCGTCTGGTTCTGCTGGTTGATCTGCTGTTCCGATAATATATTTATACAACGGAAAAAGTTCTCTGTGAACCAAATTTTGGATGTCCTCTTCCATTTGACGGAGCGCAACAATATCGTCTAGGGCGTTTGATAGGAAGGGGGTTCCAAAAGCTCTGCCTGGTTTTCTGTCAAAGAATAAGTGTATAACCCTATCAGCTAACCAAACCGGATCTCTGTCTGTCGGAGAATATGTTAATGGATCAGTTGCTTGCTGGTAGGATTTTGGTCTATTGTATTTATCTCTGAGAATTCTAACTTGCTCGGTAGGAATCAAATAATAACCAACGACTGGTTGAGTGGAGCTGACTGGCGTTAAAGTTGTCGGAAAATATTCCGATAAATCTCCTCTTGCTTTGACTGCAAAAACATTTGAAAATTTAATTAATTGATCTGATAAATCAATTAGAAAATCAAGAAATGGTCTTTTCATTGCCATCTCCATATAATCTATTCTTTGATAAAGATATGATACAGCTTCTTGATTTTCTCCGATTATTTTCCAACCCTCTTTCCAAAAGAGGTCTTTATATTTTGCTACGGATTGTTTTACGTAAGAATCCGTATCTACGGCCTGTATTATTCTATCAAAATCATAAGGGGAGGGCTCAAAGTTGCTTCTGCCCGTGTAAAAATAATTAGTTCCCTGATAGCCAAGAGCAAGAGCCGCAACTCGAAAATTTTTGCCAATAGCTTTTACATCATCAGGCTTTGTTTCGGTAGCTTGTAATTCTTTTGCGGTGGATTGATTTTGAAAAGTAATATATTTTTTAATAGCCATTATAGGACGTCCAAATGTGGGAAAATACCATTTTATAGTACCTCCTATGTAAAATTAAATTAACTTTCTTGAATCAGTCCGTCAAAAGTCTTTTTTAAAATAATATTTTTAACAGATTCAATCCAAAAAATTGTTTCTGGTTCTGAAAAATCGCTCTTATACGAAAGATTTTGATCAGAAATAGTTATTTCAATTTTAAATTGTTTTGCGTTAACTTTTGGTGTTTCTTCAACCGATGTTTCACTCATTTCATTTTCTTTCTTTTAGTTTGTTTATTAAATTAAGTTGTTGTCTAATTGTAGCATCTTTGATAACCAACTCTGTCATGAGTTGATTTACTTTTTCTTGAAATACCAATATTATCATATTTACATCTAAATTAAATTCATCTGATGAAGAATTTTTCGAAATATCGTCAGGTTTATTTAAATTTGTAAATTGATTAATTTTAGACATAAATTAGGAATTTTCCGTTGGTGGAATAAAATTGCCATCTACGTATGTCCATCCAAGACCCGCATTTTTTGAAATTTCTTCGACAATTTCTTCTGGAATTATTACCACTTTTGGATCTGAACTCATAACCGCGATCGCATTAAGTATGGCGTTTGCCATAAAATGTACATGACCAACTTCTCCGTCTACAACATATGCAAAGGCTGTAGATGGTTGCATATTCATCGGCATTAGATCTCCTTTGTAAATATCATAAACGTGTAATTATACCACATAAATTACACACAAACAGTCGGAGCGCTACATGATCTTGTCACAACAGTTCCTGCACATGTCACGCCAGCGCAAGTACAATTTCCATCCACTACACATGAATTTATGTAATAATCATAGGTATAATACCTACACCCAGGATCACATCCGGGTCCGTTACAAAGTATTGGATCTGGACACGTTGCGGTAAATGTTGAACTGTCAACACAAGAACACTGGGGTGTTGACCCGCCGGGATTGCTACCGCCGGGATCGCCACCGCCACCGCCACCGGTGCCGCCACCGCCTGAGCCGCCGCCGCCGCCTGAGCCGCCGCCAATAGTCAATTGATATTGAGTGCCATCAACAACGATATACAAGGCATCGCCTATTTTTTTAAATTCAAATTTTTGATCTCCGTATTGGTATTTGATGCCTGCTGCATCCGCTTCCATTCTATAACTTTCACTGAAGCTTTCACCCTCGTTGCCGATAGACCATCTCGTGCCGTAACCGTTGTACACGCACTGCGAACCAACTCCGGGAGAAACCGGAGATCCTATCAGCAAAGCAGAAGTTGCGGTTCCTGCACCATGCGAAGGCGG